TAATGCCTGTGTTATCTATCCTGCGCTTACGTTACTAGATCCTGGAGATAAAGTGTGTCCACAACTCGCAGCATCACCAAACCTACAAACTCCTATGCCTTCTGCAAACACTGTAGAGCTTCCTCCCACCATCACTGCTGACGTATGTGGAGGTAAGCCATGAGAAGCTACTGCATCTCCTATGAGGGATACAGGGACTCCATTAACTGCTACAGAAGTAGCTCCTGGGCCTGTAATAGATCCCCCTGCTGAATCAACACCTACTCTACCTAATGCAGGCATGTGCAACTCCTTAGTTGAGGTTTATATTGGTAGCTGTCATGTTAATATCTCCACCAGCATTAATATTCATATCACCTGTGGTGTTCCATGTCGCAGCTCCTGCTACAGTGGCAGTGACATCACCATTAGGCTTCATCTTAATTGAACTGCCTGCAAACTTAAGTTCTACATCTGTAGGGTTAGGAGATAGGTTAGAGCTTTTAGTGTAGAGTCCTGCTATAGCTATTGCATCTGTAAGGGCATGATACCTAGCCGTCTTAGGGGATTGCTGTTTAGAGCCATCACTGTTAGACCAATTATCAATATCCCTCATAGAGAATAGCAAACTCACTCCATCTCCTACAGCTACTGGGAAGGACAACATGCCACCTCCTGCTGAAGGGAATACAACAGGTACATTCTCTATCTCTTGAGGTACTTGGTAGAAGCCATCTTGCCATAACCTACCTATGAGGGGCTGCACATCGACTGTCTGTGTATTCTCAAAGCTAGTGATCTTAGTTATCTTTGCGGGGAGCATTGTGTACACACCAGACCTAATCCTAGCTTCAACAACAGATTGTATAAAATCTAATTCTGATTCACCTGCCATCTTATATACTCCTCAAAGTGGCAGTAGTATTCCACTGACTACCTTCATAACTCATTCTATGTTTTACAGCTTGCACTATGTAGTCTCCGTCAGAAGATCCTCCTGTATCTAGGATGACCCTTTTATCTGTGGTTATAGCTCCATTAAGGAAAGTCTCAATAATTACTCCAGACTTACCTCCTTGTAGGTAGCTTACACCAATAGAATCTTTCTCTGGACGTACAGGTTGTTTAAGTAGCTCTGAAGTTATTGTCACATAATCATAGAGAATAGGTGTTCCAAATATTGTCTTTGGTCTGACATAAATACTCCCCATTGAATAGAAGACTATATATCCTATCTCCTCTGCGATATCTTTCAATACTTCGTGTATAGTCCCCTCATAGTTCCTCCCATTCTCTAATCCCGTATCTGGAGACCTGTATGTGGGATTCACTGTAAATAGGTCTGGAGAGATATTGGGAGTAGAGAAGAGGGATGTATCTACATTGAATAAGTCCTGATCAGAGTACTCATCAAAGTCCCCTGTGGGTACACCGTTGTCGGCGTAAATCTTCAGTAGAGATTTTATAGTATCTGAATAAGTATCTCCAGATTCAGCTCTACCAGATACTCTCAAGTTCTTAACTGCAAATTGGGAATCACTGGCTATAATAGTAGTAATACCATTATCCTTTTCCCTTCTAGTCTTGACACTAGCTATCTGACCTACAAAAACTAATGGGAATTTAGTTGATCCCTCATATCCAGCTTTTAGGAATATTGTGTCATCTTGTCTTATCCTTTCCAGTGTGCTTTTAGATAACCCGTAAACCTTTATTACTGCTGGGCCAGATATGCCACTCTTAGAAACTCTTGTCTTATCTATATCTGCTGTGATGTGTAAGTTTGTGATCTTTATTGCGTTTTGAGTTTCTGTTATGAAGTCGGGAGTAACGCCAGCAGCACTAGGATTAGATATTCTATTTAATATCTCATCACTATCTACTAGGGAATCTTGCCTAGCAACTACTAACTCGTACTTGTGTAGGAAGTTCTGATCTTGTGCCATTATTGATTAATCTCGCTTTCACTAAAATAGATTAGCTCGTAAGCCTTACCTATGCCAAGGTTATCCCTCCCAACATCTAAACCATCTTCCTTGGATCTTACACAGTAAATATCTCCAGAGAAATTATCCAGTTGATACCTTCTTAGTAGGGATTGATTCTCCATGACTTTCACACCTGCTTTAATTAATCCAGCAGCATTTGTAGATATATCTAATCTCCACCTATTATCTCTAGTATTGAACGTGTACTTGATGTTATAGACAATACCTCCAAGGGACACTTTCTGTGTGTCAACAGAGGATACAGGAACTTCTAAGCTAACTGCCACAACCTCACTCCTTAATTAAAATTAGCACCTTCTGGGTACACAAACCTAATGAATTCTCCAGTATCTAGGTTTGAAGTTCCTAAATTACCTACGACCACAGTGTTAGCGGCTTTGGGAGTCTCTTCTGCCACCTCTGTAACATCTATCAGATCTACTGCAACTTCTCTAGTTACCTCTGTAGCTGAGGAGACAACTCTTATCTGTTTAAAAGATAAAGCCACTTTGTAAGAGGCTCTACCTGTTGTGGTAACTCCATTTACCTTGTCTTGAGAGAACACCATAGAAGTTATGATGCAGTTTCCTACACTATTCACACCACCACTTTGAAGCCCAGTGTTAACAGTAACTCTTTCTTTCCTGCCTCGTATACCCTCAAGCTCTTTAATGAAAGATGTTGTAGAAATGTTGTCACTTCTTGCAGCTTTAACATCTGAGATGACTCCTCTCATAGAGATTGTTTGCCCAGAGTTAACTACGTTATCTACAACACTGGAGCCATCCTCAACAGGAAACTCACTGACTTTAGAACTAAGAGTCCTACTTACTGATACCGTAGCATCTAAGTTGAATATATCACTTGAAGTGATAATGGAAAAATTGGATATTGCCATAATACCTCCTTATGATACAAGCATTTGACTTCTATTAACTGCACCCATCTCTTCCATAAAGGTTCTGGCTATTTCTGTGCCATCAGCACCTTCACCAGCTTGGATAGTTAAGCTTGCTATATTAGTACTGTTATCTGAGCTGGCCTTACCTTTAGGAGTGCTATTACTTTTAGCATCTGCGAACATACCTTGATCTGTTAAAAAGTCTAACCCTATAGATGCAGCTTCGATTGCAAGACCTACACCTGCAGCTCTGAGTAATGCCCTCATAGATGCAGCCAATGTGAAGTTAGCTTTAGCTGCAGTTGAGGCTCCAACTGCGTAAGACAGCAGACCTTTACTTCCGAACAAGAATGCAGTTCCTATAGAGATCATCTTTGGAAGTAGAGCTAGTAAAGATGGGACTAACCTAGTTAGAATAGCTGCTGATAGCAACCTAATTCCCCAAACAATTCCTTGCCCCTCTCCAAACCCTATAAGCTGTGCTAACTCATCTAGTACTCTAAATGGAAGTGCAACTGCATCTCCTAGCACCTTAAATGCGTAACCTAGTGCCACCAGAGCAGGAGATAAAGCTTCAATAACAAGCCTAATACCTGAGAATGTCTCAGCTAAAAACTCACCTAACCCTGCCTTTGTCATATTATTTACAGCTTTCTCGAAGGAGGCTAAAGCCCTGTTCTCTTCTGCTGTGATAGACTGCCTAGCTGCTGCGGCTGCTCCTGAATCTTCTGCTTGTTTCCTTAGAAGTCTAGAAGTAATCTTTACAAACTCTTGTGCAGACACTGTGCCTGTAGCAATAGTCTTCCTCCAACTGTCAGTCTCAAAGCCCATCTCCTTAAGGGCTTTAACAGCCGCTCCGGAGAATTGAGGCATCTGATCTACAACTTGGTTCATGTCCTGTGCTTGGATAACAGAACCAGACATCATCTGTCTGAAACCTAAGAATGACAACCTAGCTGCATCAGCACTTAAACCCGATGAAGCAATAGATGTGGATAGGTTTGTGAAAACACTTCTAGAATCTGCTGCACTCACTCCACCAGATAATGCTGCGGAGTTAAACTGTGCGAAAGAAGAGGATGTATCTTTAAGACGTAACCCTAAATCTTCAGCTACTACAGATACAAAGGCTAAATCCTCTGCTGCTTGCTTCCCACTACCACTTGCACTCATTGCTGCAATTCCAATATTCTGGAACTCTGTAGCCATTCTCTTGACTGCGTTGGCTCCAGCCAATAGAGCAAATACAGATACCCAACTGCTAGCCATGTTCTTCAAAGACATTGACAACCTATTAACTGCAAACTGTTGTGCTGTCAAGTCTCTTGTAAGTCTTTTAGATACTGTATCTAGTGCTTGAACTTCTAGCTTAGTCCTTCTTAAGTCTCTTGAAAATTCAATAAACTCTTTAGAGTTCTTATCAGTGATTGTTGCTAATTTAGCTTCTGCTTTAGATAATCTCTCTATTTGCTTAGTGAGGTTCCTTGCATTAACTGCTGCTGCGTCACCCCCTAATCCTGAAGAGCGTGTCTTAGCAGCCTCTGCTTGCCTTCTAGACTTATCTATGCTGAACTCTTGCTGTAACCTAGAGCCAGCACTAAAACCCCCTGTAGAGGCTTTAGCACCCCTTCTGGAGCCTCCCCCAACGGAAGATTGCATTTTAAAGCTCTTACCTAACTTAGCAAACTTCTTCTCTAAAGCATTAATCCCTTTAGTAACTTTGCTGTCATCAAACTGAAGCTGTACTGTATAATCATCTAATGTCAACATCTACTGTGTCACCTTTATTTTGTAGGTTTTTTAGCTGCAATCTCAGCATCTAGGTTGACTGCGGTTTCTAACGCACTCCCTATTTCTATGTGCTCTTTAAGCCTTAGTATGTCAGGAAGTGTGTATTCGTAACGTAACTTATTAAAGTCTCTGTCAGCAGCAGGACAGTGAGGGCTACTAGCCATATTCAAGAAGAATCTATCCTCATCTGGGATGAAACATTCCTTCTCTATTCTTCTACTAATGTCTCTGATGTTTCTTCCTTCTTCGGAGACATTGCCTCTTTCCAGATACGGGTTATGGAACCCTCGTCCATTCCCTTGGACTTTAGATATCCTAAAAAAAAGTCACCAAAGTTCTCCCTCAATGCAAACTCAACTACAGCAACAAGTTCTCCATAGTTCCCTGCAAAGTGAGTGTCAAATTCAATCTTGTGGTCATTGCAGTAGATGCCATCTGTTAATTGCTTGATGATCTCTACAATGTCAATCTTATCTAATGCACCAGTTAATGCGATAGCTATGTTAGTACACATACCAGTGCCATCAAATGTATCTCCATCTACCATAACTCCAATAGATGTACCAAATAGCTTGGCTAACTTATTACCTAAAATTAGTCCGTGTGTTGCTGGCAAAAGCCTTAGTTGATAGCTCTTCCCATTAATCTCTTTTTTCTTATAGCCAGACATTTGTGCGGCTTCTTGTGCGATATTCATATTTTATCCCTCCAGATAAAACGGGGGCTTTTTACGACCCCCTACTTATTTAAAACCTACTAGTTTAAGAAACTGCCAATACTCTCGATAGTAGCTACTGCATCAGTTAGTTCAGAAGCTGCTGAACCAATACCTTCAGGTACAGATAAGAAGTGCATAGTGCTACAGAAGATAACCCAATCACGAGTTGATCCAGTGGCACTAGAGCCAAGACCAATAGTAGGTGCAATCTTAATATGGGCATCTGACAACTTAGCTATAATAGAGCCAGAAGGATCTGTAATAGTGAAGCTACCAATTGCTAACTTACCAGAGCTACGTTGTAACTGTAGGACACTTGATAAGAAGATGTTTCCAGGAGATTGTTGCTCTAAACTAATAGTGCAAGTACCTGTCTGGTCTGGGCTAATAGAGATAGAGACAGAACCATCTGCACCTACTTCTTCGTCAGTTAAATCTGAGTTCAAACTAAACTCTACGAAGCTGTCTGGAGCTAAACCTGATAAGCTTTGGTTTAAATACGAGATCTTTACTTCGCGTGATGAATATACGGGCAAATTTGCCATTTATTTAATCTCCTATTAAGATTGTGCTTGATAAGTTAGGCTACCAGTAATACGGATCGTTTGCATAGCTCCACTAAGGTACGCTACGAAACTGCCTGAGAAGTCTTGAGCTGCTACATCACCAAAGCTAACATCTGCCCTGCGTGGGAAGCTAATTACATAAGGCTGCTCCATCTGTAAGATATTAGGCTGTGTCTCTGTCTCTACATAGCGATCTAAGGTAGACTCTAATACATTCTGAACACGTCCAATACCTGAATCTGTGTAAGGTACTACAGGAGTGTTAATCAAGAAGTTCTGATAATTCTCTGTAATCCTTGCTTCTAGGAAATCTCTATTACGGATGAGGTCTACAAAGAAAGTAGCTCCACCTGCAACATTACCTCTACGTGTAATAGTAAGTCCACCTACAACTTCTGTGAAGCTTGCATTCTTATCAGTTAGGTTGCCCTTCTGAGTAGTTGTTAGTAAGTATCCAGTTAAAGGGTTCTTAGCAGCACTTGAACTAGTACGGTTATTTGCTACAATCTTCTTTCCTGGATCTGAAGGTGCTAGGATAGAGATATATTCCATCTCGTGAAACTTAGTATCTGCTTCATCATGGAACCAGCCAGAAGTACGGAAGTAAGCACCTTGCTTCAGTTTAGACAACGTATCAGCAGCTACTTCAGAGTAGACACCTAAGTTATCTTGTTCTTGTACAGTTAACCAATATTGCTTAGTACGAGCTTCAATGTCAGTAGCTAGTGCCAATACAAAGGCTTGTGTATGGTCGTTACAAGCTACAAAATAGAAGTCATCATCGGCTTCTGTAATAGCGACCATCATATCAGCAGCAGTTTGAGTAGTAGTTGTTACATACGTTAAACGTGCTACATCAGTCACTGCGTAAGCCACTGTGCCAGTTTTAGATAAAGTTAAGCTACCAGTGTTATCTACTACGGTAACGCCTGTAGGAGAGCCTAGAGCTGTCACAAGGGCAGTAGCGATAGTAGTTGCTGTCTCTGATCCAGTGGTGGTAGTGAATGTTGCGGTAGTAGTTACATCAGCAGTGTCTAAGACTTCTACAGTGTAGATCTGACCAGCAGTGGTTGCTGCTACAGGAGTAAATGTAATATCATCTACTTCACGTCTACCTACTTTAACGATAGTGGGGTCAATGTCTTGTGAGAATGCTGCTTGTAGTGCTGCATACACATCTGAATCTGTAGGGAAATCAACTTGAGCATTCTCAAATGAAGTATAAGAGCGAGTAAGCTCTTTAAACCACACATGGTCTGCAACAAAGATTGGAATCCCAAAGCTGGCTCTACTAACCCCAGCCACGTCTAATGAAATTTGAACGGTTACTATTTCTTGATAAGCCAAGATTTTATCCCCTTTTGAGAGTTTTTAGTTTTAAGGTACTGACGTAACAAATACGTCTAATGGAAGTGGTGATGGGTCATCTACATTCTTAGCTAATTCACCATCAAGATTGATAGTATCAAACACACCTTGTTGTATATCTGTAACACGATCAGTTATGTTAAATGTAAGATTAAATGCTGCAACTTCTAAGTTGTCTGTTGCCAGACTTTCAGGAAGGCTATTGACATCAAATGTCTGCTCAAGCTTGCCTGTAGTGTTAGTGTATATAGTGTCTAGCACCCTGCCTATTCTAAAGAAGGATTCTAGTTTATGAGCAATACTATTAGCATTGCCGCCGTACACTGTATATTGTAAAAGGAGTTTGTAGTTAGTCTCGAAGTAAGGTTGGTCTAGCTCATCAATACCTTCATCTAGAAGCCACCCATTAGTCTTAACAGTACTTAGTATGTCAACAACTATATAAGGATAGCTAGGTGTGGTGGCTGGATCTCTTGACTTAATAACAGAGGGGGTTTGAACACCTCCTACATTAATAGTTGATAGGTCAGTCCCCACTCCTTCCTCTGCAACCCTTATGAATTCGTTTACTATTACCTCATAGTCTAGTGCCATTACAAACTCCCATTAGGTGCTTTATCTTTTCTGATAATGATAGCTTCATAGTGATCTATGCTGAGGCCATGCCTATTCCAATTACTAACAAAGAAGACTACATACTCCCTGCCATCAATAGTTGTCTCATCAGCTTTTAGGTTATTAAACTGGTCTGCTACTCTAAGCTCATCCTTAGTCCACACAACTAGTGCATCCTCAGATCTGATACCCTCTGGAAGTACTACTTGATCTTTACCTTTCTTGTAAGGTTGGATGCTAGACATTGTATCGAATAGCTCAGGAGGATTATCTACATAGTTTCTATTAGCATCATATTCCCCCCCTTGCGCTCTAGAGATAGTCATGGGTATTCTTAATAATGACAACACTATTTACTTAACTCCTTCACTGTGTTACCCTTTGATGTACGATAAGCTGCATTAGCTGCTAACTCACCAGAATCAAACATTGGGGTATTGGTGTTCTTCGTAGGTGGCATATAAGGCCCTATACGGCCAAATACAGAGGCGTAATCCCTTCGTAGTACTATCCCTATGTCATCAAGCAAAGAGGCCGTAGAGGAGCTATTAAGGACGTTCTTAGACCACCTACGGTATGCTGCTTTGATGTCTGGGTGTCTATGTATCTTATGAGACTGTATCTCAGAGAAAGAGAAAGATAAGAGGGGATTTCTAACAACTCCCTCATTACCTTTAGCAGCACCTAAAGACCATATCTTAAGTAGTTCTGGATAGGTTAGATCTGAGTCACCATGTAGGCCACTAGACTTGAAATGCCCTACCTCTACACTACTGTTATGTAAGCTCTGTAGGCTCTTTAGAAGCTTTGATGTGGCTCCGTTTTTCTTTTTTATTACTTTTGCTTTCAACATTAGGTTTCACCTTTGAGGATACATCCACTTCAACATCCTCTATGATGTTGCCTTCTTTATCTTTGATTATTCGTCTTGCTGTCATAATTACCTCTGCTCTACTAGGAAAAAGCTATCTACCTCTGCTATCACATCTGCATTTCCTGATGCGTTAGCTACTTGTAACTTTACATAATCATTCTGATCTAAATCTACTGTTGTTATCATGTTAAAGAAAGCTACATCTCTTGGCCCAGACAAACTGTTTACCAATCTTTCTTGAGTGGCTACATCTACAAACATTGATGCACTGTTATCCCACTTAACTACTTTAATCAGAAGCACCTCACCTGCTGTGTTCCTAATAACTAAGTCTGAAGTAATCTTATAAGACCTTGGATCTAAGCCTGTGTGCCTGAGTTGTCCATTAGCAGGGCTGTCGAAATGTTGTAAGTCTGAGGTAGTGTATGTCCCTGCAAGATCATAAAAGACTCCTTGAGTGGCTATACTTGTAGTTACTTCAGAAGATACGTTAGCCATACCCCCTACAAATGTATTCTCTGCTCCAACATTATTAGTCCATGAAGATGCTAGATCTGCTTTAGATATATTAGGTGATATATTACTGTCAAGAGGGTTAGTTACACCATCCCTTGTTATGATAGCACCATTCAATTGTAAGGTTGATGGATTAGGGAAGTTTGCTTGGCTAAAATCTAGTAACGCTGCTGAAGCTGGTAGGTCACAGTTAATATCTGTAAGGAACCTGCTAGACATCTGGAAGGTCGCTCCAGCCTTAAACAAGGGTTCAGTCATTCCTGCTGATAGGTTTCTTACTATTGAAGTAGTTATCCTGAAACCCCCTACCCATACTCCATCTAGAGTTAAAGTAGGTGTACCTCCAAAACGTCCTGTACCTTCCTCAAGACCTTGCCTATAGTTCAGTATGGTTCCTAGTGATGTACAGTTGTTATAATTAATTCTGTCAACTTCTATAGCCTCAAAACCTGTATCTCCAACTAAGTCATATACTTGGGAATTTGAACCTGTCACTTCAAAGAGCATGTCTTGAAAGAGGACATTACCAGATCCACCTACAGGAGAGGTAAACATACTATAGTTATTCTCTGTAGAATATAGCCCAGCAATCTCAAAGTTGTAGCTAGACATGTGCAAGCCGCCTGCTGGAACTTCTACAGATGTTGTTCCCATATCTATTAGGCCATCAAGGAAGTATTCTTTAGTCGAGTCTAGCACTCCTGAAAGGTCACTTGCTGCCTTAACTACTACAAGACTCTCTATACCCACACCAAGTAGACTATTAATAGTTGTCCTCTTAGTAGTGCCACCTTGAACTATTGGGACTGTCTCTGTGCCATCCAAGACACCTGATGCTGGTAAATTTAATATTGTTGAGTCTGCCATCTAAACTCCCTCTGTCCCTATGATTATCTTAAACCCATCTTCCTGCAGAAGGAAAAACCCATCCTCTTGAAGTAGGAATATGTCTTGAGTAGTAGCCAGAGGAAACTTATTAAGCACCCAATCTAGCAGTGATGTATTGATTGTATCCATTCCAATCTCCTTTATCTTACTCTATACGAATGCAGTACCTTTGCCTTTCTTACTTTCTTCTGCTCTCATGTATATGTTTCCTGCTGGCACTCCACCTGTCTTAGTGATTCCATCGAAAGGAGGGAGGACACCATAGTCAGTTGTTCCTGCTGCTGGAAGTGAAGCAGCTAATACGACTCTGATAGGGGAGTTACTTGAATTCTGTGCAAGTACATCTGTAGCACTTGATATTAATACATAAGCTGTATCGTCAAAAGGTGTTGAGGTTGTAGCCATTATCTATTCCTGTTATAGTGTTAATTCTGATTCATCTGGGCAGTCATCTACTACTACAGGATCTCCTGGATTAATAAATATGCCGATAGCTATAGATGGAGAGTAGCCACCTCCAGGAAGATAAGGACATACATCAGGAAGAGTTTTTATATACTCATCCCATACCTTACTTCCTGTGCCTTGGAACCTCTCTACTGAGATGCCGCCTACTCTCTCTTCTTTAATAGCTGCTTTATCTACTACATACTTAGACTTATTAAGGAAAGCTGCTGCCTTCAGAGTCTTACATAGAGCTTCAGAGTAGTAGATGTCATCGTCTTCTGGTATCTGGTATGTGACTACAGATGTTGCTATTCTAGTAAGCTCTGTATCTGTTAAGACATTTGAAGCAGGTAGATAACTCTTTGTATCTGTCACAAGGGTTGGAATGTTAATAGCTGCCATCAAGTTTGTCCTGTGTAATGCAATGAACTTTATCAATAAGCACTAGTTATAATGATTATTGATAAAGGGAGGGTCTTTACAGACCCTCCAATGCTTTATTACTTCTATTAGTTAGAAGAGGTTAAAGCTCTAATCAAACGTGGGTTACGGTTCATGTAAAGGACGTTAGTCTCTTCCCACAAAGTAATACCCTTGCTGTCATCTCGCTTCATCCAGCCATACTTAGCTTGAGCTTCAGTGTTAACAAATTCCATAGTCTGTGCAGGAGTGTATGCACGAGCCATAAAGTTGTCAGCGCCAACAGGAACCAAGTAAGCATCAGCATCAGCAATAAGCTTAGAACCATTGATAGATGCACCATAACGGATGTAACGAACACCATCAAAAGAATCAAAATACTGATAGTTAAACTTACCATCACCAGAGCCGAAGCTGTCAGTAGGTACTTGCATAGATTGTAGATCTAATGCACCACGAATATCACGAGCTAAACCTTCTTGACGTTCAAGAACTAGACGACCGTTGAAGAAGTCTTTACCACACAAACAGATAGTCATGCTAGAAGAGTTCATAGACTTCTCTACTTCTGTTTGAAGTAATTCATCTTGACCTTGCATGGTTTGCCATACGTCAGTGTTAGTACCTAACAAGATATCTACTTTAGCGGGACGAGCACCACCTGTAATATCTGTGTAGAAGTTATATTCAGTTTGTGGGCCACCTAGAGTAATGTTAGTATCTAGAGTAAGAAGTTGAGCGAAAGCTAACTCCTCAAACATCTGCCAACCTTTCTGCATCTTACGAGTCATAGTCGCAACAGAATCTTCAGCAGTCATAAACTCATCAGTACCAAACTTGCGCTTACCTGATAAATCTTGTGGAGTCATGTTACCACGAATACCAAAAGAACCACCTTCATAAATCAACTGACGAGGTTTGTCTTTCTGAACATCTGGGCCTTTAGCATCAAAAGCTTTACCAGCAGGCAATTGAGCAGTCTCAGTGATATCATCATACTTAACAGTAGTTGTATTTAGGTTGAAGGTATTAGCTTCACCACTAAACAAGGCAGTTAAAAGTCCTGGAGCTACTTCTTGACGCTGTACTGCGCCAGTTACATTTTCCATCTCAAAGGAGTTACCGTTTGAGTGGCTTAGTGCTTTATCAACACTTTCTACATTTGCTTCAATCTTCATTGTAGTCTATTATCCTTTGATTAAGAAGTGTAAGTTGGGCTTACAACAGTTGCGTTATCAACAGTAGTGATACGTTGTAGTTCAAGCTGTGCTAGGAATGCTGTTTGAGCACCAGCATCTGCACTACCCCAAACCAAACCAGTCTCAGAGATAGCAGCATCACCACGATATAAGATAGTCATTTGTGCAGCAGCGTCAGCTAAGTTAGTATCTTCTTTGTTCATGCCCAAGCCAAGCTTGTCACCAACAGATAAACCTAATACAGAACCATCTTTAAGTGGAGAACCACCTGTAGAAATTACTGTAGCGATTACTTGTGCAACATATACTTCAAACTTACCAGAAGCATTGTCCCAGATTAGTGGAATACCAATGTTGTCAGTAGTTCCTGCACCTTCTACAGCTACAGTATCAAAGTTGAAACGGACAGCATTCTCATTACCAAAGTTTGCGTAGCCTTTTACCAAGTCGGATAGAATTGGACGACCAGTTGAGTTTACAG